GCCGCCGCCACCGCCGCCACCGCCGCCACCGCCGCCACCGCCGCCGCCGCCGCCGCCACCTCCGCCGCCGGCTGATCCTACTGTCACAGCTTCGTTCGAGCCTAATCCAGTCGGTGTTGGTGAGTACACATACTTAACATGGGATTCTACTGATGGAAATTATGCTACTTTAGGGACATATGGCGCAACACATTTTGTTGCTAGCAATAAGAATTATGATAATGTTAGAGGAATACAATATTCTTTTGCTACAGGAGGAACTAAGAGCGAAACCGTAACCGTGTATGGTTCAGGCGGAACTGCGACTGCTGTTCCAACAGTTGTTGTTAATGCTCCAATAGTACCTCCACCACCTCCTCCTCCATTGGATCAATATGGTTGCGTGATAGGTGAGGAATTTGCTTATTATGCAGATTATTTACCAGGACGTCCAATTCTTTGTGCTCCGATATCTAATGATGTATCAGCTAATGATACACCAGAAGCAAATCATGTCGATGCAGGAAATGGTAGTAGTGATCCTCTTGCTCAGACATTTATTGTTGCTGGATTACTCACAACAAAGGTACAAACTTCTGGTGTATATCTAACTAAGGTCGATTTGTATTTCTCACAAAAAGATCCAGTTCAAGGTGTTACAATACAGCTTCAGGAAGTTGATCCTGCTTCTGGTATCATTACAACCAAAATCGTTCCGTTCAGCAAAGTAAGCATGACTTCTTCTGAAATTAATGTGAGCGATGATGGTTCTGCAGCTACGCCAATTTATTTCAAATCACCTGTTTATCTGAATGAAAATTCACAGTATTCTCTTGTTGTGCATCCAGATGGATATAGCCCAAATTACTCTGTATACACAGCTGTTTTAGGTGAAGAAGATATCATTACGGGTGCTCGCGTAACTTCGCAGCCTGCTTCTGGTGAATTGCATATTTCTGCGAATGAAAGAAAGTGGGAAACAATTCAGAATGAAGATTTGAAGTATACAATGTACTATGCTGAGTTTGACAGAAGCGCAGTTGGTAACTTGATTGTTAAGAATGAAAATCGTGAAGTGTTTACACTTTCTGACGAATCTGGTCCGCTAGATCGTGTTGGTGAGTTAGTGTATGGCGAAACAACTATCCGCGGTACATTTGCTAATACGAAAACTGTTCACTCGAATGGTGCTTCGTATGTTCAGGGTATGACTTCACTTGCTAAGGGTGTTATTACTTCTTACTCTTCTTCACAGATTAAAGTTAAGAACGTAACGCTCGACAATAAGTTCCTAGCTGGTGAGCGTATTCGTATCAGAACTAATATTGGAACTGGTGGTTATGTAACATCTAATGGAACTATCTTAGGAAACTCAACAGGAAATATCACTTCTGCTGTAACTCCTGTTGGTAAAGTAACTATGCGTGATACAGCTAACTATACAAACGCCAAATTGTATCTGTCTAATAGTTCGTATATCAATACCACTTCGATTACAACTGGAAGATACTTTACTTCTGGAATGAGTCTACGTGGTCAAACAAATGGTTACACCGCTACGATTAGTTCAATTGATCCAATTGTGATGGATGACGTAAATGTTTATGCGTCTACGATTCTTCCTTCCAATACGACAATTACTGTCTACGGTAAGTTGGCTACAGGTTCATCGTCTGTATCTGATTACATGAAAATGAATATCAATGGAACTACTGAGTACGCTTCTCCTCGTTACATCTATAGCTATGCCAACGAAGCTTCTACTCTTGCTGCAAACTCAGCTACAATTAAGTTTGAGTTGGAATGCCGTAATATCGTAGCTTCGCCTGCTGTAGACTTGAGAAGAATTTCACTAGTTGGTACTCATAACCTGATTAATTCCAATACTGATATTCAGTCGACAGAAGATCATGTAGCAAGTGGTGGTGATGCTAAGGTTAAGTATATCACAAGAACTGTAACTCTAGCCGACGGTCAGGACGCAGAAGATCTCCGTGTTTATCTATCTGCTTACAAGCCTAAGAACTCTGACGTTCTAGTTTACTACAAGGTTCTCAATATTGAAGATAGTGACGCATTCGGTGACGCTAAGTGGCATCCAATGGAACGCGATACAGGTGAAGGATTTGCTAAAGAAACTCGTTACTCTAGCAGTGAAAACCGCGAAGACTTCTTCGAGTTGACATACAAGATCCCTGATTATACTGATCTTGCTCGTTCCGGCGCTAATACTTCTAACATGGGAATATTGGAATATCGTAATAGTAATCGCGCTAGATTCGTAGGATTTAAGTATTTCGCTGTCAAGGTTGTTCTTGTTAACGAAACTTCATCAAATCCTCCTCGCGTGCGCGAGCTCAGAGCAATCGCACTACAGAGGTAATCATGAAAATAGCTAAGGTGAAAGATACTCCAGGTTATGTTCGCGATATGGATACGCAGGCAGTGCTGCATACTGATGGTGCAGCACTGAATGCCTACAAGAAAAAACGCGAAAAGCAAAAAGAATTGAATGAAACTATCGCTGATATAAATACTATGAAGAACGAAATCAACGACATAAAAGTGCTCATGCAGCGCATTTTAGAAAAGATAGGATAATCAATGGCTGTAATCGCTAACGTCGCCCTAACCAATACGTTCGAAACGTGGCGTACCCGTTCAAATATCAGTTTCAATCGTCTTAATGCTTTCGCGATCGACGAAACTTCACTGTATGCTACCACGCTTACAGCGAATAGTTCGTTTACTTCAAAAGGTCTAGCAACGCTACAGGGTCGTGCTACTGTAGGAACGAACCTAAGCGTTTCTGGTAACACAACTCTTGGTGGTGCTGGTAAAGTAGCAAACGTCACTGGTTGGTTTGGTGTAGCTGGTCGTCAATCTGTTTCTACTAACTTATTCGTTGGCGGTAATACGACTCTGGGTGCTTCTGGTAAAACTGTCAATCTACCAGGATCCCTCCTACAATTAAACGGCACCGATATCCGTGCTACATTTGCTGCTAATACCTATGTCAAATCTACTCTAGCAAATACCAATTCATATATTGCAACGAAAGCTTCTTGGGCTGGATTAACAGGAACTAACACTGCGATTAGAACATTAGTTTCTGATAGATTGCAAGTAGCAAATGCTTCTTCGACATATCTTACTAAAAACAATCCTGTCATTACAGGAACTTTGACTGCAAACTCTTCTGTTGGTACTGCTGGTTATTATCTCCGCACAAGCGGAACAGGAATATATTGGTCACCAGTAGCAGGTGGTGTAAGCCTTAGCGGTGATAATACTTGGACTGGTATTCAGACGTTCAACGGTTCAACTTCTAAAATTGCTACGATACTTACTAACGTAGCCGAACCTGCTACAGTATCCGCTACCGCTGCTACAGGAACTATCAACTATGACGTAACTACTCAGTCTGTTTTGTATTATACGAGCAGTGCATCAGCAAACTGGACAGTAAACTTTAGAGGTTCGTCGGGAACTTCACTAAACACGCTTATGACCACTGGTCAAATGATTACAGTAGCTTTCCTAGTAACACAGGGAGCATCTGCATATTATAACAGCGCTGTGCAAGTGGATGGTGCATCGGTGACGCCAAAATATCAAGGTGGTACTGCATGGGCATCCGGCAACGCTTCAGGTATTGACGTTTATACTTACACTATCGTAAAAACAGGAAGTGCAGCTTTTACTATTTTCGCTTCACAGACACAGTTTAAGTAAGTAGGATAATTATGCCAAGTATTATTACTCGCGGTGCTATGTCGGCTTCTAGTTTTGGTTTTAGGGGTGGACGTAAACTAACAACTTACACATTTGCATCCGGTACTTCGACTTGGACTGCTCCCGCAGGTGTTACGAGTATAACATTAACAGGTAAAGGGCAAGACGGAAATAATGGTTACTGGAATCCTCTATATTATATAGAAATTAACTACATGAATTATCCTACAAATTATGGATATACATTAGATAATGATGCTAGAACTGTTGCAGATTCGTACAATTCAGCACAAACGACTTACAATAACATATTGAGTTCAGTGACTGGTACTAGTACAGCAACTGCAAATTATATTAGCGGATTATTAATCACTAAAGAATATTTTCCAAATTTAGCTAGTTCTGGACATGTATATAAATCAAGTGATAGTACAGCTACTGGATATTTTTATAAAAGCAGCCCATCAATAAATTATGGCTCATTGTCTAGTGGTAATTCAAGCACATTGTTAAATGTTGCTACAGTTACTCTTGGTGGTGCATATAACTCCACCAGTTATACAGCAACTTGTGGTGGCATATATCAGTTTTCAGGAGGTTCTAGTGGAAGTAGTACTACAGCTTTTGGGTATACGTTTAGTGGTGGTGCAGGACAATCTATTCCTAGTGGAAGTGCAGGTGTTGCGACTACTACAACTTATAATAATGTAACAGTATCTCCAGGAAGCACATACACTATAGTTAACAATGGTTCAGTTGTGATCACGTATTAAAATAATTTTAGAAAGAGTGGGAAAAATGTTTGCAAAAGTAAAAAACACAGAATTAGTAAAATATCCATATACTGTTTTAGATTTGCAAGAAGAAAATCCTTTTACGAATTATGGATATAATCCTAATTTAATAGAACTGTTTCCGCAAACTGAAGAAGCATTAAACAATGGATATTCTATTGTTGAAGTCGAAGTATTACCAAAATTAATCGTAACTAGATTACAAAAATTAGTACAAGATATCCCAAAACGTCAGACAAATGGTAATTGGCAGGTTG